CGTACTGAGTAATAGAGAATTGAGCCGCAGAAATAGGGCTATCAGGGGTGATGTTCAATACTTCGTAACCGCTATATGAATTTGCGTTATTGGTATTTGGATCGTTGTACATGATTTCTTGCAAAATCACATTACCGCCTGAGAACGGTTGAACATTTCCTTTAGCGTTCAAACGCTGTAGGATCGCATTGTTTTGTGTTAAGTTATCAGCCAAAATTCCGCTACGGCTTTGTATGGTAGTAGCGATAATATCGGTGATTGCTGAGTTAGCAAATGCCATGATATTTCCTTTATTAGATTAAGTTAAACCCGACCACCCTCAACATCGGCTAAAGAAGCCAACAGTAAAGATCGTCTATCCTTTGCATCTGTGTTTTTCACCTGACCGCTAGGAGTAACGGATTTTGGACTAACAGCAGTTGCTTTAGCTTTAGCTACTTGTTGTGCCTTAGACGCTTGTGAACTTGTTGATCTCAGGAGTTTATCCTGTTCTAACTTGAACGCTTCGTCATTCATACGCACCGCTTTGGCATAAGCCGATTCTAGGTCTTGGGCTAAACCTCGCTCAAGTAATTGAGCCATATCTTCCCTTACCATATCAAAGTGCGGAAACCGCTCTTTGTTACTACTTACCCGACTGATTTCATTACTCAATCGAGCATTTTCTTCTTGCTCCCGTATTGCCGACAGTTGCTGAACTTGTTGCTGGGTAGCTTGAAGTTGTTGCATTAACTGTTGCTGATACGGGTCAACATACGCCTGTTCAGGCATCTGAAGTGCATCTTGATTTAATTGTATTCCATAATCTTGTGCAAGTCTATTAAAGGCAGTTAACTTTTGCTCGTAAGATCCGTTAGCTAAAGTGTAGTGTGCTCGACCTAAATTGTTAATCCAAGCAGACGGTGAAATACCGTGCCTTTGCAATTCAGGAATGAACGGGCCAATAGCGTTAGTTATTTCCCTAGCGTTGTCGGCTTCAGCTTTGTAGGTAGATACGCCTTTTTTGTACTCAGCTTCGCGTTGGTTAGCATATTCAGCAAACTTAACGAATTCAGCTTTATCTAGCGGCTTACCTTCCTGCATCTTGTCCCAAACATCCCTATATTCCTTTTTCCATGTGGTAGGGCGTTTTACTTCGGTTTCTTCATTAGCATCACTAGCTTCATTAACCAGTTCAGGTTCTTCAGCGGAATCGTCTTGGCTACTGGTTTCTTCGGCATTGCTTTTGAAACGACCTTTTTCGTCACGGTCTGTTTGGCTACTGTTTTCTTCGTTTTCGGCTTGGATTGGATCGTCATTTACTTCAATCTCCTTTTCAATGGGGGCTTCTAAAGTGCCTTCTTCGGCTTGTTCAAGTGCGGCTTCTAGCATCTCTCTGCGGTCTAATTCTTCTGCCATGATTAATTCCTATCTGTAGTTGAGTTTGGAGTAAGCTATTTCCGCAATTTGTTGCTTGCGTTCTTGCTGTTCTTTTCTTGAAAATTCATGCACTTTTTGACCTGTTGGCACATCGTTACCTAGCTCAACACAACCATTTCGCTTAAGGTTTTCCCTATGTTTAGAACGGCTATCAATCCATGAGCCATCAGCCATAGATATATGACCAGCTATATCTGAAATAACTGTAGGGGCTACCCTAGACCTCATTGCCACCTTATCTTGCCAAGATGCTTTGGCGGCTTCCTCGCCAATAGTCGGTGTCCACCATTCAAGGAAGAATTCTTCGTCAGTTTTTTGGACTTCTATGTGATTTCCTTCGGAATATCCGCATTTTGGGCAGAGCATTACATTCTCCTTATAAGTTCAGGTAGTTGGTCGTATTCTTCGGGTCTAAGTAGGCAAACGCTGTCATACCAACGGGCATTTTTCCACCGCCAGCAGACAAATTCCTCTTTTGGCAACAAAACGATACATTTAACGCCCAAAGCACCAGCAAGGTGAGCCGTTCCTGTGTCAACAGTCACAATTCCCTTCATGGCCTTCATGTGAGAAGCAGTCTGAACCCAATTTTTCTTCCATCCATCGTTAGGAAGTGGGTGAAATAAGCCATCAGAGTTAGGATTTAGCGAATATGCGTCATCCCCGACCATTTCAGCCATGTGTTGATGGGCAACGGACTTGATGTAATACAAGGTTTGCTTAGATGCTTCCCAATTCACACCGATTTTGGGTGGAATATTGCTAGGCAGAGCGTGTAAATAGCCTTCTGAACCTACAATCTTGTTCCGTGTAACGGGAAATAGCGATTTTACAATGGGATGGGCTAACGAAATATAGTACGGGAGCGACATTGACCCGATCCAGTAATCAGATTCGTTAGAAATACCCTCTAAACCGTTGCTAAACACATCTACAGCGTGTATTTGACCTAACAGGTGGTGCAATGTACCTTCTTGCAGAACAACGACCCTAGACGCTCCTAATGCCTTTAATGCTGGCAAGAATCGGGCAAACATAATAATGTCCCCAAAACCTTGTTCCATTTGTACAGTAATGGATTTCCCTATTAGGGCTTCCCCTCTCCATACAGGCATCTTTAATGCAGGTGCGTAAGGCTGGGCTTGTTTGGCAATAATGTCAGGATGCCAGCGGTATTCAAATCCTCTAAAGCCAGCTTCATATCTGCCAGCGTGTAGGTGCTCGTAAGCTAATTTGTATTGGCTATCAGCGTCTAGTGCAGTAGTAGTAATAGTGCAACCTCATCGTCTAGTTCCTCTAGGCGTTTGGCTTCCATATACCGCAGATTCTCTTGAATGAGATTTTGCTGTTTTCTAAAAGCTACTGCCGCAAGGATGTTATCCCGTTGTTTTTCAAGGTAGCTTATAGACCGCTGTAATTCTTCTGTTTCAGCTAACGGTATATCAGCTTTAACCTCTTGTTTTGATTGTACTTTAGATTGCTTAACTTTTGCAATAGGCGTTGGATCTATCTGATCCTTAAATGCTTGCTTGCGTGAAGCGTTAGCGTCTTTGGTAGCTTGCTCTAGTTTGCGTTGACGCTCCGCAATCTTTTTATTTAACTTTTGTGCTCGATCCCATTCTTCTTTTGTCCAGCCATCGCCACCAGCTACTACAGTAGGAGTAGGCGGTAATCCGCTTATCTGAAACGCATTGTTTTGAAACGCATTGGCTTGAAAAGCTGTTTGCAAAATTAACCTACCAATGCAGTTACTTCAGCTTGGGTTAAACCAAGTGCAGTTAGTTTAGATAAGGCTGATTCTTTGGCGGCTACTTCTGCTTCTCGTTTAGCAACTTCTTCGGCTTGTAATTCAATCAATTTAGCTTCTGCGGCAGATTTGTCGTATGCAACTTCATTGCCTTCTTGGTCATAAGCTATTTCACCACAAATACTTTTTACAGTAGGGTTTAGTGCGTAAATTCCATCGTGAATACTTATCATCCTGCAATCTCCATAAGAATAAGCGTTGAAGTATCTTGTGTACCGCTTAATTGAACTGTATTACCTAAACGGCTATACCATTGCAATTTATAAGTAGTTGCAGAAGTGGTTGCAGGGCTATCTAAATAATTAAGACAAGTTGAAGAAGATTGCCAATCAATAGATGTATTACTGTAGCTGACATTTAAAGTTACGGCAATTTGCGAAGCACCCCTTAACATCCTAAAAGATGCCGCTTGGTTTGCAACGGCAGTATGATAAATACCATTTAATGTAGTTATTACTAATATTTTGCTAGTTGAAAATTTAGGGGTAATAGTGGCTGTAAAATTAGTTACATCCGTAAAAGATGATGAAGTTGTAGATACTGTTGTTTCAGTTGAGTATTGAACCACTTGCAATACACTACCTGCTGGCATTGCTCCATACCCTAAGCCTGTAGCATTAGTCAAAACAATGGCAGATGGAGTGCCTAAAGCAGGGGTTACTAAAGTAGGGGATGTAGAAAGTACATTATTGCCCGAACCAGTAGATGTAGTAACTCCTGTACCGCCATTAGTTACTGGCAAAGTTCCTGTTACACCAGTTGTTAGTGGTAATCCTGTAGCATTTGTCAATGTGGCAGAAGATGGTGTGCCTAATGCACCACCAACAGAATACTTACCATTAAAAGTAGTCCAATCTGTACTGGTCAAGTAGCCATTTACGCTAGTTGTAGCCGCCGCCATGCTAATAGCTGGGGTTGCACCGCCTGAAGATACTACTGGGGCAGTACCCGTCACAGAAGTAACTGTTCCGCTACCTTTGTTATTAAATGTAGTCCAATCTGCGGCACTTAAAGCACCACGATTAGTAGCTGAAGCTGTTGGCACTTGCAGAGTGATTACAGGGGTTGTAGTGCCTGTAGCTACGGTAGATGATAGGTCAGTACCAGTTGTGCCTAAAGTTATTGCCGCTACGGATGTAACAGTTCCCGATCCCTTATTATTAAAGGTAGTCCAATCCGTGCTAGTCAGGTATCCATTAACGCTAGTTGTAGCCGCTGGCATAGCAATGACAGGCGTTGTTCCACCAGTTGAAGTAACAGGGCTTGTAGCTGTTACTGAAGTAACTGTACCCGAACCTTTATTGTTAAATGTTGTCCAATCGGTTGATGTTAAATAACCATTTACAGAAGTCGTGGCGGCTGGCATGGATATAGCAGGGGTAGCACCACCACTAGAAACTACAGGACTTGTGCCAGTTACGCTAGTTACCGTTCCTACGCTGATTGAACCACCAAGGCTTGTGCTTGTACCGTTAATGGTAATGGCAGAGTTTGTAAGGCTTGCATTTCCAATATTGCTTAAAGTATTGGTAGATCCTGAAATAGACTTATTGGTAAAAGTATCTGTTGTTGATTTGCCGACCAAGGTATCTGTAGCATCAGGTAATGTCAAAGTCCTGTCTACGGTTTGACTTGTTGAAAGCATGGTTCTAGTGTTAGTAGTGCCGCCATCAGGGTTAAACATAAACCGTTTAGTGCTGTCTACACCACCTTGAACATTGATATAACCACTAGCACCTTTAGGGGCTAAATGAATACCAATGTTTGTATCTGTACCTGTTGCTGATATATGAACAGGATTGCCAGTTGAAGCGTTTTCTATGGTTACTTGATTAACTGCACTTGCAATAGCTGAAAACTTTAATTCAGCGTTTCCATTGGAATCGTTAATTTGAGCTATTACTGGGGTAACAATAGTAGGACTGCCACTTAATACCACATTTGTAGTGCCTGTAGAAGTTGTTACTCCTGTGCCACCATTGGCAACAGGCAAGGCTGTGCCTGAATAAGTTAAGGCTAAAGTTCCTGAAGTTGTGATTGGACTGCCTGCAACACTTAAAAATGCTGGAACAGTTGCGGCAACAGAAGTAACCGTACCTGAACCACCTGAAACCGTAGCCCATGAAGCATCAGTTCCGTTAGTTGTTAGGTATTTACCACTATTGGCAGTTTGTGATGGCAATAAAGCATTTAATCCATCACTAGCCGTAGACGCACCAGTTCCCCCGTTGGCTACAGGGACAGTACCCGTAAGCGTATGGTCAGCGTTCCAATCTGACGGCTGAACTAGGGTTGTATCCCCAGCATCAGGTATTGCTGAAATCTTACTGTGCTTGACTGTTATAGCCATTATTGAACCCCAGCAATTTTACCGTCAGGGCCACGAATTACAGTTTTAGGTTGATTTAATTTGTTTAGCAATGAAGCCAACATCTGTTGCAGTTGTTGATTGCTTAAGTGCATATTCTCAATTGCAGGTTGTAATGGGTGGTTTTTCATGTCGGAATATCCTAATTGGTCTTGCAAAATATTAGCCATGTGTACATTGTCAGCATAAGCCGCTTCACCAGTATCTAAACCTGACGATATACGGGTTGTTTCAATTTTAGCCGCATTGTTTAGGTAAGCCAGCAACAATTCCTTGTTATTGGTGGTATCCAGTTTAGTCTGCTCAAGATCCATTTCCATTTGCATCTGCTCACGGTTACGCTGATCTTCAAGTTGGAACTTAAGTTGGTTTTCTTGGGCTTGGTATTCTTGTTTAGCTTTCTCAAGTTGTATCTGACCTTCAATTTTGGCTTGCTCAATCTGCTGTTGCATTTGCATTTTTTGCTGTTCCATTTGCTGTTGCATCTGTAACTTCTGCATTTCAGGGCTAGGTGGTTTAGGTTGGCCTTCCATTTGTGCTTGTTGCTGACGGAACTTATCGGCTGTTTCGTCAATCAATCCTTCTAATCCTTTACCAGCCTTGAACGCTGTTACACCAAACTTGAGCATTTCAATCAGCATTGGGGTAAGTTCAGGGCTTGCACTTGCCGCTGGTAAGGCTTGATTTAAGAATCCACCCATAGCGGATAAGAACTCCATGCGGTCTTGCTTTTCCTGTTGCTCATCCTGATAAATCATGGAATCGCTAGTTACTTCAATACGGAAGTTCTTAGCTGGTTCGTTCTTTAGGAGTGCAAGGGCTTGCGGTATAAGTTGCTGATCTTGCGGTGATAACTGCATTGCACCGCTAATCTTAACGATAGTGTCATCGGTAAAGTGCTGGCAAATAATCTGTGCCTTGATGCACAACAGGGATGTGGCAAAGTTCACTACATCGTGTTGCATCGTCTTTAGACGGCCACTAGCATTGTTGCTCTTAATAATCTGAGCACCAAGAGTTTCGTTAGGGTCTGTCTGTCCACGCTGAATATCAGCAATACCCATGATTTCGTAGATTTGACCCTTGACCTGCTCCATAGCTTGATAAGCCATGTTCAAACCTTCGGCAATCGGCTTGATGTCTACAAGGTTAATAGCCCCCTGTAATCCACCTTTTTCGCTAAATGCACCATAGTTCTTAACTGGTAGCAAGGCGTTGTTCTCACCTTCAGAGAACAGACGGGCAAGGCTAGGTTCTGAAGCGTCATACACTCCGCGAACTTTAAGGGCTTGAATAAATCCATCAATACGGTCAGCCAGCGTGTCTAACTGTCTTGCTTGGTCTTGGTACAAAACAAAGTCAGGAACAGGAACTAGGCTGTCTGTCGTAAGGGTAGAAAACATTGGCTTAGGGCATGGCCAAAAGTTTTCAAGTTGTAACGGGTCGGCACGGGTATCAAGGATCTTGCCCATTGATTTAGATAACCAAAGAACTTCACCGCTAGTCTTATCCCAAATCTCATAGATAACGGCTTCGTTTGAGCCTTCGCCCATCTTCTCGGCAAAACTCTTAGAACTTTCAGGTTTGGTATCTAGCGGAATCTTACCGCCTAGTTCCTCGCCAAAGCGTTCAACTAGAGCAGGTCTACCCATATAAACTTTACGCCATACTGCGGTTACTTCTTCCCATGTACGGGCAACGGTTAGGCCAAAGTCACGCCAATGCACATAATCTACTGGAGCACATTCGTATTCAATACGCTCTTGGTTCTCACGATGGATGCCACCTTCGGTTTCAGCTTCGTCAATATCTTCAGTAACTTGAAAGCCGTCATCGGGAGCACCTTCGCCCTCACCGCCAGTTTCACCAGTAATATGTGGTTCATAGCGTACCCAAGCTGTGCCACGACCACCGAGTAAGCGGTCTTGAACAGTCTGCTTCATAGCACTAGCATAATCACCGTAATGCTCAATCTCGTATTCCAATGCCCGTTCTAGCATCATAGAAGCTACACGACCAATAGGGTCGTTATCGCGGAATCTACGGCTTACATCAGGTCTTGGAAGTCTTGCGAATACAGCAGGTGTTATGGTCTGTACATTAGACCAAAGAATATTGAACTTTGAATTAGGATTGTTGCGACTGCGTTGGTCATCACGATACCGTTTAACAATCTTGTCGGCTCTACCTTCCCATTCCTTGAATGTACGCTCGTACTGGGCAATGCAGTTATACCAATCTTGGTATGTGTGATCCATTTTGAATCCTTAAGAGAAGTTGCCTACAGCCAATACAGTTGCACCAGCACCAGTAGTGATCTTCCAAGCACCGCTTACGGATACAGCATTAATTTCAATGGTATATACGCCAATTGGAGTGCTTGCGGCACAGATAGTGTAAGAAGTTGCACCGTCTAACAGGGCTACAGTTCCAGTTAAGGCTGTGCCTACAGTAACGATTAAACGCATTAAAGTGTCACCAGCCGCCCCTGTAACGCCTAATACTTGAGCAGTCTGTGATGCGGCTACGGTTTCGTAGAATGTACCAAATGGTTGATTAACACCTGACATGATTAAATCCTTTTAACAGTTGATTTGGGGGTTTGCTTCCATAATTCATCAAGACTTACATCAGTTTGCCCGACATGAAGTCCTTTAATACGGTTATCTTTGAGGATAGGGCTGTCCTCATCTTTCCATACAATGCTGAGATAGCGGAACGCATCGGCAGAGTGGCTTGTCCAATCATGTTTTGGGCGATCCCTAAATACTTTCTTATCATCATCCCACTCTCGTTGATATTGTCGTAAACACTCAATGCCTTCTTCACATCTATTATCAAACCAAGTGCGAGTTAATGCAAGTCGTGTTGCTTGTATTCCGTCTTGAATTGACAGGTTTGGAACAATTTTTAAATGTTTTATGTCAATTTTTGCAGATATTTGTTCGATTATGCTCTTACCACCGCTTGCCATAGTTTTAGCTCTAGCGTCATGGGGTAGCCAATGAGTGCCATATTTGTACCCAAATTCATCTTCTTTTTGTTGCAGTAATCCTGTGTAATACGGCACGGCTTGACCATTGCTAGAGTGGTGATCTAGCACCCGTATCTCACCGTAAACCACCTGAAACCACCAAATGCTAGTGGAATCATTGAAACCCAAGTCCCAAGCAGTATGGCAAGGAAACATAGGGTCATAGTCAACAGTAGTGATCCGTTCCATATCTGTGATCCTACGCATTTCTTGACCGTAGTAAGCACCAAGAATAGCGGCTTCAAATGAGCAAAGGAACTCTTGTTCGTACTGGTTGGCTGACATAGATTGTTGTGCATCAAGCAATTCAGCTTCAGGAATCAAGCCTGATTGGTCTGCTCTTAGCGTCTTGACATACCAGCTAGGGTTCTTTTGGGCTTCTGTATAGATGTCATAGAACGCATTGTGACCCTTTGGCGTACCAATGAATGTAGCCCATGTTTGATAGCCGTTTAAGCCATTTCTATCTGTAAGCAATGGCCGTACAATCTCGCCCCACAATCTAGGCTTCATGTCTGCATACTCATCTAGCACTACCCCATCAAGGTATAGACCACGCAAGGCATCAGGGTTGTCAGCACCAAATAGCCTGATCTTAGCCCCATTAACCAGTTCTACCCATAATTCTGACTGGTTGGCCTTGACAATGGCTGGTTCTGCATATTTTAAAAGGTAATCCCAAGCAATGTTTTTAGCTTGTGCATAAAAGGGGGCAATATAAGCGTATCGGCTGTCAGGCTTGTTTTCCATGATAGCCCTACGAATCATGTCGCAGATAGTAGCCACCGTTTTCCCTGCCCTACGATGACAGGTTAGTACAGCCCAGCGTTCAGTCCTATAATGAAAGTCTAAGAACGCATCCCTAGCTTTGTAGGGATATTCGTACTTCTTGACTAACTCTTTCAATCTAGGAACTTGTGTTCGTGAATGATCTTAACTGGCTGATCTTCGTCACCTAAGTGTTCAGTACGGGCTAATTTAGGCAAATGGTATTCCATGACGCTCTGCAACATACCAAAAGCCTTTTCAGGATTAGGTAATACTATGAATTTATCGTCATCGTTTTTAACGCCATCAGCGACCTGTTCTAGCCACTTCTGCATACTTGGTGCATTACCCTCTACGAACTGTGCTATCGCTTCCCTAGCCATTGCTGTGGACTTATTGGGGCTACCTTTTGGTCTGCCCTTTGGATTATTTGTTTGTTGTTTAATGCTCATACCTTACCCAAGTGGTTGATTAAGATAAGTTAATTGTAGCGTTATTTGACGGGTTTCACAACTTGGTTTTCAAAACTAATAATGCCTTGAGGAGTTAATATGCCCTCATATCCTGCTTGATTACTCATACGCTCATAAGCATTAGCAGTAGCGTTTTTATCAACAATGCCTTGATATTGGTTATAGTTTTGGGCGGTTTGCTTTAATCTGTCAGGATCAGCGGCTAAATCGTATAGCTTGTTCATATCCGCACTATATTGGTTTGGGCCTAGTCCAGCTTCTTTATCGGCTGGATTGGTATAAAAGTAAGTTCTGTTGCGTAAAGCATCAGCCATTTTTAATCTATTGGTTTCCGCACCTTTAATGCCGCTACCGTATTTAGTGATATCGGTTTGGACTAAATCAGGCAAATTGCTGAAGTGATAACCTGTGGCCGCTGTTGGATTATTTGGGTTTATGTATGGCTTTAGGTAGTCAGGCATACCGCCCGTGTAACCAACATCAATCATTTCGGGTGGTAATAAAAACGCTTTTTGCTGGGCATATTGAGTTTGTGCTCCCAATTCTGCTAATTTTGCATCTACTGCCGATGTATCTTGGCCTGCTCTAGCTAAACGCTCTTGCTGTAGCTTTAGTGGAATCATCTGTTTTTGAAGATCTGCATTGATACCTGAATAGTTTACAAAACTGTTTTGACCCCGTGTTTCAGTAGCGGCCGCCATTTTTGCCAATGGGCTGTAAAGCTGGCTGTGAGAACCAAACGCTAATTCTTCACCTTTAGGGCCAAAACTTGCTCCAGTAGGCCCATGTCCGTAGTAATCATGTACGGCACGAAATACTTGGTTTTCATTTAACCCTGTGTACGGATCAATTCTGTTAAGTAATTCGTGTGGCTCTCCACCAGCAAAGGTATACATGTGCTTGTTTATTAAAGCATCTTCCAACATCTGTGGTGATCCAGCGTAATTTAAATCACCTTTATGGTAAGAAAGATTCATGCCTTGATTTAGCATACGGTCTAATTGCTGGGCATTTTCTTTGCCCAATTGTTCATAGCTAGCAGGTACAAGTTCAGAATAATTTGTAGCCCCTGATTTGCGTACAGCTTCAGGATGTAAGCGTAAATATTGAGCAAACATTTTTGCTTGCAATGTTGGTTCTATTCCCTTCACCATTTCTTCATAGGTTTTAGCAATAGGAAACTGCTTTTCAAGTGAAGATGGCGGCATGGCTCGTACTGCTTCTAAATTAAAACTAGGATTTAATTGTTTAGCAGAGCGTACCGCTGGGTTTATTTCAGGGTTTGCAAGGATTTGATCTAACGATGCGGTAATATCTCGTCTGAGATTGGGTATTTCAAGGTTTCCTTGTACTGCTCTAAGGTCATCGGAACTAAACCGTGCAGGATTAAGGTCTGATTTATGTAATCCAACCCTTCTAATATCTCCTGTGTCGAAAAATCCTGTTCCATTTGCTTCCTTAAACGCTTTTGGCGTTTTTTTAAATCCTGCTATGGGTAATAGCGATGCGGCAATACCAATAGGTTCGCCCGATTCATAACCTTCATTATACTGATAGTTAGGCGGATTTAACACTCCCCCACCAACTATATTTTTTGGCGGTACTCCAACTGCTCCAGCGGCAAATCCTGTTTCTTTTGGAAGTTGATTTGCACCAAATAATTCCGTAAAGGCTTGCGGATTGGTAATAAAACGCTGTGCTTCTGCTGGCAGATTAATTATCTTATCTGCATTTTTACGCAATAAGTCAGCCAGCGTAGCCATTACTTGACTTCTTTATCCAAGTCTTTAACTTTATTGGCAATAGCGGCTCTACGCTCTAAACGCAATCTGAGGTTCTTTTCGTATGTAGATTCTTTATGCGGTCTAAGTAAAGCGTTTTCTTTAGGGTATTTGTGGTTCATGTGTTCCATTACATATCTTTCATCTTTTGACGAATCATGTCTTTTCTGCTTTGTGGCTTGGCAGTCTTGGCAGATTCTTTAAAATCTTTGGCAGTTGGGGCGTTTTTGCTACCAACCTTGTTCATGTGTTCACCCGAACCGTGCTTGATCCGTTCCTGTTTACGGTGAATATTGGCATAAAGTCCGTTTTTCATTAGCATTTCCACCTTGCTCTTGCCGCTTTGCCCCGTTCCCCATTCCATCCTGCCGATCTAGCACAAAAACTATCGTGCCTTGAACCTGATGATTGGGGTGCTTTTAAATCACTACCATTCTTTGCGTTGTACGCCTTACGACCAGCTTCAGTCATTCCTGCACCTTCTTCTACTGACTGATAATGCCGACCCTTACCCTTAGTGGTCTTAGCTATCGGCTTATCGTGCTTTTCTACTGCGGCACGGATGGCATCTTTACGATTCAATCTTTTTCGCCAATATATTTGTCGTACTGGGCTTCTAAATTAGCTTTGCGTGTGCCTTTAGCGTATTCACGCTCAGTATTAAGGGCAATGGCAAGTGCTTGTTTTTTAGGTTTACCAGCTTTAACTTCAGCTTTAATGTTCTTGCCGACAGATTCGGCTGATCCTGATTTATCCAACGGCATTATTATTCCTCAATCAAATGTTTTTCTGTAAGTCAAACTAACACCACCCCTACCTACAGGGTTGCCCATAAATTCACTTTTATTTGGATAATAACCAGCGGTAATGCTTTGTGCAGGGCTACCATAACTAACATCAATGCCGTTGATTAAAGTCGGAATGTTATATTTATTGTTTAAGACGCCTTGACCTGAAACGCCAATACCTAAATTGTTGCCTGATTCATTAGGGTCAAATTGATAGCCAGCACGACCTTGAACCATTGTTCCAGCTTGACCCATAGGGTTTACATTACCGCCAACACTAATTTTGCGTAAAAATTGGGCTAATTTAGCCCCTTCATCTTGTTGACTTGCATCACCTTCGGGCAAATTGTAGGATTGGGGTCTTAAAAAGTCCACAGTTATGCCTTAAATTTAAGCAAGTAAATGGTTGTATCGATTTCTTGGGCGATATTGTCAATAAGCTGACAAATCTCTGTATCTGTTGGCAAGTCGGCTCTAGCATCTTTAACAAACGCTTTTAAGGACTGCAAGTAAGCCAATGGCTCTTTTGGCATATGGTAAGTGCTAGGGAATTCAGTAATTTGACCGTAACATCCAAAGTAGGCTTCAGCTAGGGCATCTGTATGCTCGATGATGTTCTCGTAGAACTTGCCTAATGCTTTGTGTTTGGCGTAAGACTTGGTAGCCCAATGGAAAAAATGGGTATTAGTCCCCGAATGTAGCAATGTTGCTAGGAATAATGCCATTGATTTATCCATAATACGCTCCTTTTTGTGTATTTTATAACACTTTTCTAGTAATACCTAGTGCTCTAATTGCGGCATCAACACTATCTACACGACTAATTGCACCGCCTTTCCACTTACCTAAAAACTCTAATTGGTCAGGCGTGAACTTGGCTTTAGCATCTCGCTTGATTTCCATTAATACTGTTTCTCCAGCATAACCAACAAGCAGGTCAGGGCAACCGTGCTTCATTGCGGCAAGTGACACCACAGTAGCACCAGCATCTCGTAATGCCTTAACTATTTCTTTATGATTAGTATCTATTCGTGCGTATGTCATTATTTTTAAATTAAAATAGATTAGTATTGGCTAACTTTACCATTATAAAGGCTTGGAATGAGCAAACCAGCGTGTAGTGAGCAAGAGTTTATCGCATTATTTAAAGAGCACCGATCCCCTACGGCTGTGGCTAGAATACTAAATGTCGATACTAGAAGTGTAATTGCCCGTAGAAAAAACTTAGAAAAAAAGCACGATATTGTGCTTGAATCTAATAATAATCGTGGCGTTCCTAGATTTGCTATTCCTGAAAATAAGATACGCTGTGAATATGAGTTAAAGAATGGAATCATTATGGTAGGGTCTGATTGCCATTACAACCCTAATTACATCTCTACTGCCCACCGTGCTTTTGTACATTTTACGAAACACTTAAAGCCTAATATGGTGATTCTGAATGGCGACTTGTTCGATTTTGCACAGATCAGCCAGCACAACCGAATTGGTTACCAACAGCACCCAACAGTCCAACAAGAATTAGAAGAAGTACAAGCACGATTAGGCGATATTGAAGCTGTACGACCTGCTGGATGTATATTGCACCGCAGTATTGGTAATCATGACCTTCGTTTTGATGGCAAGTTGTCTAATGTCCTTCCCCAGTACGAAGGTGTCAAGGGTATGTGCCTTGCCGATCACCTGTACGGTTGGTCATATAGCTGGTCAGTTGTGGTCAATGACAATACGATGATTAAACACCGTTGGCATAATGGTATTCATGCTTCTTATAACAATGTCCTGAAGGGGGGGATGAGTTTCGTCCATGGCCATCTACATTCTTTAAAAGTAACGCCTTGGAGTAACTACACAGGCGACTTATACGGTGTAGATACTGGAATGATGGCGGCAGTCAGAGATGAACAGTTTATGTACCATGAAGATTCAAGCGTTAACTGGAGATCAGGATTTGCAGTTCTAACTTATGTAAACGGTCATTTGATGCCACCTGAATTATGTCAGGTTATTAATGAGGATGAGGGGCTAGTATTTTTTAGGGGTAAACTACATGAGATTAAGTCCTGAAGCATTAAAGCATCTGTATTCCAGTCTTTACTGTACTTACCCATTCACTAAATGGCCTATGCCATTGCCTGAAGAAATAGAATTTGTAGTAACGCCTGACCCTGAAGTAATGGGTACATATCTGCTAGATACAGGCGGTGACTACGCTCACACCATTACCATCTCATCAGGGCGTTGTAGTCACTTCTATACCGTTTTGACCACTCTTGCCCATGAGTGCGTACACATGAGTTTTTACAAACAAAAGGGAGATAAGTGGTTACAGCACGGCAAACCATTTAGAACCCGTTGCAAGATGGTAGCCAGCGAACTAGGGTTTGACCCGTTGGAATTGTAATTATTTAGCCATAATGTATAGGCCAACATTAGAAAAAGCATAACCTGTATATACAACTGCCATAGGCAGGTTACCTTTTACACCTTGCTCTATGCCAATGTAAAAGTAAATTAAACCAGTAACAATAATTAGCCAGCTACTCAATTAATTTCTCCGTTTGTTCGAGAAGTTCTTCTTCCGTGATGCCGTAGTGTTTTTCGAACCACTTGCGGCCGCTGTGAATACTGGTATTTGCTCCTCGATGGTGAAAGGGACAAAGCGGAATAACAGGCGACTTGCTTCTAACGCCAGCTCGTCTAATGTGATGTAATTCTGCTGGCGTTCCCTCATTGCCTTGATGCCTACATAATGAACATCCCAATTCACTAATTTTGCGATACTTTTCTTTCTCAAGTTTAGTTGCCATTCATCATCTCAATTGCACCTTGCCACACATCCCAAGCGTCTTGCATAGGATAGTACCAATAATCGCCATTAGGTCTTTTAGAAAAATTGTGATAATCCTCTTTCCAATTTTCTAAAATCCATTGTTGAAATAATTTTTCTTTAATTTCCATTAATGTGATCCACAGTCATCTGCTCTAGCTTTTCTGCTGAATCAGAAATATCAACGCTTAATTCAAGCATTTGGGTGTAATCCTTGCGGTTTAAGGCATCGTCATACATCTTGCAAAATAGTTTGAGGATTAAAAATTCTTCTGTAAGTTTTAACATTATTTTAATATCCGATCTTGTGTGCGGTTAGATACTTCTAGGGTTTGCCAAGTTGAATGGCGTAGTACAGCGGCTTGCAATTCCCACTTTAGCTTTTCAGCGTTTTCTGTAGCCGTGCCGATAGAGTTGCATAAATCTTGATACTCTTGGCTGGCATAGGCTTCACGCTCTTGTGCTCCGATAGTTTGCTCACCTGATTTCTTCATCATAATGGATTTAAGTGAACTCTTGAAGGTTTCAAGCTGGGCTAATTCACCTTTAGCTTGTGCGTACTTACCTGCGTTCTCAAGGATGAAGTCTATACACTTATTGGGATCTATCTCTCTCATCTTCCTAGCTTCTTTTTTATCAATTGTTTTATGCGTTCTTCTTTTTCGGGGTACTGGGCTAACAATCTAACTACTTCAGGCCAACCCCGTTTCTTTGCTACACCGATATACCACCAAGCAAGGTAATCGTCAGAGTTGTTCTTCAAGCTGCTTTATCTTTTGACTAATTCTTGCTCGCCATTGTTGCCAACCTTCACCAGCGTAAGCTGGGCATTGAACTTCTTGGGCTTTGGCTTTAGTTAATTCTTCGCTAGAATACCAAGGCAATTCAGGTTTCTTGATTTTTTTGACTTTCATGTCTAATTCATCTTCCCAACGACCTTGATTGAGCCAAGTAGCAGGATGGGGAATATAGTCCTTTTCCGTCTGCTTTAAATTCCAATATTCAAGATGATTAGAAAGGGCGTTAAACGCATCTTCTTGTTCTTGATGGGTTAGCCTGTCCCATGACTTTTCAGCCGCCCTACGCCCCTGTTTACGGGGATATAAGCTATAAAATTCATTGAAGTTCATTGTTGTTTATTAGGTTGTGGACTTTTTGGGATATTTTTAAAATATATTCAATGTCACTTAAGGAAAGCTGACCCATCAATTGCAGTATCTTCATTACCGCGATATCGTTGTCTAGCACTTGGGGTTTAACTAAAGTTTCGATCATGTTCTAGTTCTTCAAGTTGCTGTCGCAATGCTACACATTCAGCTTCAAGCATTGTGTTTCTTGTTTCTAGTTCGGTTATCCGTACTGTGATTTGGTGCAAGATTTCCTGTAAATAGGGGTTCATAGTGATCCTTAATTAGTTTTTTGTCTTTTTCAATAAACTCTTTGATGATGTTTTTTGCTCGTTCAATGACATCATCTTCAGGTTTAACTTTGTACACATCAATTGCTTGGGTAATAAGACTGATAAGTCCGTGCTGGACAAGACACTCAAGTCCTGCTTTGTCAAAATTAACTTGAGCATCGGCTGACCCATCTTTATTCTCTTTGACTATCTTTACTTGTATCTTCATTATTTGCAAACTTTAAAATAGGTTTATCCAAAGCAAGTTTAGCTAGTTCTATGTAACGGTCTACTTCTAGCCTGTCCTCGCCACCAACAGCCGCACTACTGTGTCCAATCGGCTTTCCCATCGTGTCGTAATACACTTCACGAATCTCAAAGTAATCCTCGTATGGACTACTCAAATTTACTAAACGCAAGTTCCAAGTCATGTTTTCACCCAATAAAGAATTATGAATAAAAAGAACATTACCAAACCAAGTATGGCAAATATTCCTACAGAAAAAATTAACATTAAATTTTCCATGTAGAAAGTATATGTTAAGTTGTCTTAATGATGTCTATTTATTTCTAGGTGTTTATACCTATGTGTTGCGTAGTAGCAACATCTCAGTACGCCACCAAAATTCACTTGCAATAAAAGACTTTAAATCTTGGCGTTTTGTGTAGTTGTAGGTTTCAGCTAGATGGTAGTCATTCCACCGCTGTAGGCTTTTAGGTAATGGTGTTTCTTGCAAATCTAGGTTTTCAAGCATTTGTAGTTTTCCCATAGAACGACCAACCACCGATGTGGGTTTTATTCTAGTGATGTATGCCGTTGCAAGGCTGTCCAAGTCGGCTAGAACCGATTACTTGGGGGTATTGCAGGTGTCGACCCTCGCTCCAGTTCATTTTCTAACTGGCCTCTACCCCATCTAACCTATTTCGCTGGCTTTTTGCGACACGGTAACCCGCTTGTGACGCCAACCCAAAAGAAAAAGCTCCATTCAACTGGGCTGGGGTCTGGAAAGATGACAAAGTAGTAAAACTAGGTAGTCAATCCAGCCCATGTGAATAGAGCCTTACGCTACGGTGTCGAGTTTTCCAGACCTGACCACCGTATTATAACCCAAGTCTTTCAAAATTAAAATCTCCGTGAAAGCCAAATGTTTTAATGTTGGACAATTCACGTTCAAAGCTAAAGTAACGGGCTAATTCTTCAGGTGCAAACTTCATGCCCTGACTTTCTAAAAATTCTTTATTTGCGTGGCAGATTTGGTCATCTTCATTTTCATTGGTATATGCAAATTTAGGGCTGGCAGTTAATTCACATAGCACCCTTGAGCGTAGGCTAAAGCCACCATTACCTACCCTTTTACCTTCTTCATGCCAATGCCATACTGCCCCAATGTAGTCATATTCTAAAAATTGGTCGTTCCAAGCATCAGGATTGATAATATACCCATCCCATTGAACTATTAAAACAAAGTCCGTGTAGACCTGTTTATACAATTCTTGAAGGATAAATTTGCTGTACGCTTGACGGCTATTAATTTTAGGGTCAGTTATAAAGATTTCACCGCCAAAATCAAAGTATTCTTTACACTTGTCCATTGCTTTTTTGGCTTTGTCAGGCTGTACTGAATCAACACAACATAGGGTAATGTTATTCAATTTCAGGCCAAATTAGCTTGTAATTGTTTGGAAACAAGTTTTTACGGGTAACTAGCCCATGTGATTCTTTTTCTAGGGTGGCGGCAAGGATCACCAGTTTATCGTAAGGAATGTCCCCGTTTTGCCACATAGATACGGCTGGAACGGACACATTGACCATCTTAGATACCCGTGTACAACCGCCTAAAAGTCGAATCATTGCTGTTGATGATATTTTATCCATAAGCTATCTTAACATTTTTACAACAATTTGCAAATAAAGTGTTGCTTTATGTTTTAAGTTGGCTTAATATCTAAGTACGGTATATGCCGTGTTAATTAGGAGAACTCGTATGAGTGAGCAAGATCAAGACTTTCACAGCTTCCAAGAACATTTGGAACGCATCTTTAAAGACCTCGAGGATGGGGTATTTATTACAGCAGACGAAATAGGTGACCTACGCTATGCGTGTGGATTGCCATCACCAGTACAAAAAAACCCCGTATTACAAGCAGTCTTTGATGACTTTTCAACTATTTTTAGGAGCAAACAATGATTATTTCAGATAACAGTAAAGAATTTAAAATAGCCCCAGCAGGGCTTCATATGGCGAGATTGTTCTCCTGCATAGACCTCGGCCACCAAGCTACAGAATGGGCTGGCGAAACCAAGATCATGCACAAGGTTGTATTGACTTGGGAATTGCATGGTAATGACGACCAAGACCAGCCATTAAAGACAGATGACGGTAAACCTTTGATTGTGTCTAAGCGTTATACAGTCAGTCTTGGTGACCAAGCTAGATTGCGTCAAGACCTAGAAGCATGGTCTAACAAAAAAATGACCGCAGAAGATCGCAAGAACTTTGATTTGCGTAACCTTCTAGACAAGTTCTGTATGGTCAATATTACCCATTCAGAAGATGGCAAGTACGCCAATATTAGCGGCATCAGCCCTGTACCGTCTGCCTTGCGTAACGCCCAACCAGCAGGTATCAACCCTTGCTTGCATTTTTGGTTAGCCGAATTTGACCAAGCTAAATATGACAACTTGCCAAAGTATTACAAGGAAAAGATTACCGAATCGTCTGAATGGCGTGGCCAAAAACAGCGTGAAGCTAATGAGCCAAAAGTTGAAGATACTAACCTTGACGATATTCCATTTTAAGGATTAAAAATGACTAACAAAGAAAATGTAATAAGTACATCAGAGATAGGTCAAAAATTGGGCGTTCATGTCAATGCAGACTTTATTGCTAGTGTAGTAAAACCAACATTTAGAACCGAAATGGGAATTTACTGGCATAGAAATAAATTGCCTTTAATTGCCATTGGTGTTGGCACTAAATTTGTTGCAATGGGTATGGCAATGCTGGATGAACAAAATGATAGTTAAAGAAAAGGTAGAACAAAATGGTCATTGGTACACAAAAGATGGCACTCCAGCCTATACAACCATCGGCAAAACTGGCGAACGGCCAACAACGCTTCGGGATGCACGAAAAGAAGGACTTTTGCCAAGTGTTAGTACAATTAACGGAATGTTATCAAAAGCAGGCCTTAATTCATACTTCCAGCAAGAAGCCATAAAAGCCACAATTAATTTTCCAAGACTTGATACAGAATCCCAAGAAGAATACTTTAAAAGGATTTTGGAATTATCAAAACAACATTCTAGATCAGCGGCAGAGCGTGGCAGTTCTATTCATGCGGTTATTGAAGGCTATTTTGAACAGATGTATTTGCCTGAAAAACCAGCCTATCTTGATGAAATTGACAGGGTTCTCAAGGATGCGTTTGGAGAGCAACCGTGGCTGGCAGAGCGGTCATTCGCTCATACCGACCTACGCTTTGGTGGCAAGTGTGACCTAATGGCCAAACCAGTCAACGGTAAGGGTACTGGGTTCATAGTTGACTTCAAAACAAAAGACACCGACCTTGATAAAGTTGATGTATATTTTGAGCATGAAATGCAGTTAGCGGCTTACCGTGAAGGACTATCTTTGCCTTCTGCACGGTGTGCCATCGTATTTGTCAATGGAACGACTAATCAAGTAAAATTGATAGAAGTAGAAGAACCCCAGCTTCAAAAGAGTTGGGAGTGCTTCCAGCATTTGTTAAGGGTCTATCAGATCAAGAACAATCTTTAATCCTTCACGGGAACGGGGGAAAGCAAAAATGCTTCACATACAGGCTTGTGAGTACCCCAACTTTTTAGGGCGTTAAGCCGCCATAGTAGGATGCAGTAAGTTAGGGTTTTTGCGGCTTTCCACCTAACAGTTAGTAACTGCCAAATACTGCCCTGTATCTTTTTTGCAACTAAGGGTATATCCCCATTAAATAATACTTGCATTGTTAAGATAGCTTAACTAAACTGGTGTTACTCAATACCGAGTGAGATAGAAAAAGGAGCAAAAAATGGAATCAACAGCACAACGCAACAGCCGTATCGCTAATGAAGATGCTGGAGCACATTCAGCATACGCACATTCCAAAGATTTTTATAACGGTTTGGCCACATACGAAATTGAGCCTAAAACAAATGGCTTTTATGTATATGTACGCACTCCGCACGGTCAAACCTGTACAACCGCAAAAACAATTGAAGAAGCAGAAGCCATTGTTGCCGATTGGAAATCTTCTGAAGTTTTTGCTGGTTACCCAAAACACTTTTTTATTAAGGATTAATATGAAATATCTATTACTTTTAACCCCATTTGCCCTAGCCGCCTGTAGTTCTTTTGAACCACCAAATGTCAGCTTAGAAACTGATAAACAGGCTTATCACATGACCCGTGCTCAAGTCATTCTTGGCATTACAGAATGTGAAGATGCTGGTACACGCCCCGTAGTCATTACGGCCAAGCGTAAGATCAACGGCATTATGAGTGATGTACCTGTAGAAGTTACTTGCAACCCCCGTTACCGTATTTTTCAATAGGAGATAGCCATGAAAGAGTTTATTCAAGGTGGTTTGGTAGCTATTTTGATCTGTGTCATTGTCTTTGGTACTAACTACTTAATGCACGGGTATGTAATATGAAACCAGTAGCGTGGACTGCGTGTTTAGATTGTGGCAAAAGGGTTACAAGGGATTCTATTCATACTTGTTCACCACAGTTAAAGACACTAACAGATGAGGAAATATGGGAATTAGCACATCCTTATGGTGATTTAGCTTGGCAAGATTGCACATTAGAGTTTGCTAGAGCAATACTAAAAAAGGCAGAAGAGAAATGAGTAATTATCAATGCCCATCTTGCGGTGGAATATGTAAAAAATCAAGATGCGAAAGGGCTGATGTATCAGCAAAGACACTAACAGATGAGGATATTGCTAAAGTTGTGCATGAGTTAAACCAAAAAGCTAGAACCCCTGAACGCTGGGTAACTGCTATGGAAATAGGTGCAGAAACAATCATTCAGTTAAGGGATGAACTAAGAAAGGCACAGGGTGAGGATTGACTTGTCAAAACATGAGTTATTCCTATGCGAGTATTTCGGTACTATGCGTAGAAAAAACGCCATGCAGTTTAACTTTGATAGGCAGGTCAGTAAGCAAGACCCTTACGAAATGGATATAGACGGGTTTAAGGGTGAGTATTTGGTAGCCAAGTATTTGAACTTAATGCCCGACTTTTCTATTAATCAAAAGAAGAACCCTGCTGATCTTAAGACTTCAGGCGGCAGGACTATTGATGTTAAATCTACTCGCAATAAAGAAGGTGATGTGTATGTCACCGAATACCACCGCAAAAGTCCTTGTGATTTCTACATCCTAATCGTTTTAGACGATGCTGGGGGCGATATTGTGGGCTGGGTAGATAAGGATGAGTTATTTCAATTTGCAACGCTTATGGGCGGTTCTCACCCTTCCTATCGGTATGACCGTAAACGGCTAAATCCGATTACCCAATTTTAAGCGATTTGTTTGCCGCTTTTAAGGTCTGATAGGGTAAGGCCACCCGTGTATTGAAAGTGGGCTAATTCTTTGAATGTACGCCATTCTCCAGCCCACTCTAAACCAGCTTGTTTACCTAGTTCTCCGACTTTAGCCCATACAGGATGAGAACCATCCCAATCAGGCTTACCATTGACCAAAGGTACGACATCAACAGCACAACGCCAGTTATGCCAAGAATCACCAGCTTTAGCATTGGTAACCACCTTTCCTGCCGTAGTCCTACCTTGTTCGTATAAAGCCTGTTGGGATTCATTATCACGGTAGGTAGAAGTCACTAACAAGTCTATGTTGTTATCCTTGCACAAACTAAGAAAGTGCTTTACACGCTCTTTTGCTGGTAAAATCAGGTCATCTAGGGATCGGCTGTTAATCATTTTTTTAGGTTAGCCATGATGCGTGTACCGAATAAGAAACCAAAAGCAATGTTAGCCGCTTCAATTCCAATTCTTTGAATTTCAGGGGTAACCGATAAAAACAATGTACCGATACCTACGACAATGACAAACAATGCCCCTAAATAGCGACTAGATGCCCTCAGATCAATTACCCATTGGCTAGGTGTACCGTAGGGGTTGTCTAACTGTGCAATGGCTTGTAGCTTGTTTATTTCGTTTTGGTCTAACTTAATCTGCTCATCCACAGAAATAGGTTTTACACCGCCCGTAACCATTCCAATTAAACTTTTAATCCCGTCTATTCCTACGGGGACTAAAGCACCAATGATGGTTTCTAGGATCATTTACTTGAAAAGTAGTGTGCTATAAAGCCAATGATGGAACTAATGCCTGATACCACCATCATTCCAACCCAAAACCCACCCCTGCCTTTATTAGCTAAAGCAAGTAATTCTTCCATGCCTTCTTCTAGCTTATCTACTTTTTGAGTTAATTGGTCAACCTTTTCCCAAAGCTGGCCGTATTTAACGGGGTCGATTTCAAAAGACATATTAGCCAATCAATGATTTAACTTCGTCTTGGGTTAAACCTAATGCGGCTAGTTTAGCTAGTGCAGAAGCCTTTGTATCAATGACTGCTTGTGCATCAGCTTGTGCTTGTGCAGTTACCGCTTGTAGGTCATAAGCTACTTCATTGCCGTTAGCATTGTAAGCAATATCGCCACGAATAGTAACTACTAAATGGTTTAATTTAAAAATTGCATTGTGTAAATTAATCATCCTGCAATTTCCATAAGAGTAATTGTTGAAGTGTATCCTGAATCATTAAAATATGCAGTACCGCTAGAACTTGCTGCGTAATAAACTGTGTAAGTTGTTGACGATGTTGTTGCTGGAGAATCTAAAAATGAAATGGTTAATGGTGTATCAGAATTGCTTGTTATTGATGAAAAATTAGTTGAGGCTAAATTTGTACTATTTTTAAAAATTGTATATCTTGAAGTTGCAGCAACACTTGCTGAACCAACACCAGCAACCAATATCAATATTTTACTGGTAGAAAATTTAGGTGTAATTGATGCGGCTAGTGTGGTTGAAACATAGGTTGTAGATGTTGTAGATACCAAAGAATTTAAAGTAGCATTAACTACTTGCAATACGTTACCAGCACTAGCTTGTGTAGTAGCGTTGTTAAATGTTAGACCATTAGTCCCATCAATAATCATTGACATTATTCATTCTCCGCTGGTAATGGTGTATTGCCTTCAGCTACCCATTTTAGGTAGGCTTGGTAGTCTGTGTTGGCTGGGTCAAAAGGGATGCAAGCACCATCGGATAAACGCTGTATAAATGCAACTTTGTTTGTTATTGAATCTTTAAATAATTTGTACATTTATAGCTCCGCACTAAAAGTAATATACCCTGAATTATTGGAGTAAATAACGATTGCTCCACTAGCACTAGCTAATGCTTGAAATGCCCATGTTTTGTCATTTGCACTTAAAACAAATGGTTGACCGCAATTAGTTACAGCAAAAGTTCCTGCTATTGTTGCAGTAGGAGCAGCCCTAAGTTGAACAGGATACATATATTGATTTGCTAAATAACTTCCGCTAGTCATATATCCACGATAGGCAATAGCGTTTACATCTGCACTTGCAGTTGGTAAGCCTATTTGTTGATAATACCTTTGGCAGTTAGCTAGGCTAGTCTGATAATTAACATACTCAAATCCAGTAGCACTACTTCCTACTTCTAGTTGAACACCAGTAATGTAGAAAGTTGCTCCGTTTGTACCTACTACGGATGTTGCTCCTGTGGCTGAATAATAAGTAGAACCCGACCATGTGCCAGCAGTACCACTAACTGTAGAACCATTACCAAGACCAAAAGAAACAAACATTCCATTTCCGTTTGTAGTAAGCCAAGTTCCCGTAGTATCTCCAGCAATAGTTACGTTAATGGTAGTCCAAGTATTTGCTATAGGGATTGAATAAGTAAATGGATAGCTTCTATTTTGTGCAGAATTTCTAATTGAACCGCCAAAAGTTCCTGTAAGGCTTGAATAAACTTGAAAAGACAAAGTTACAGTTTTAGCGTTAGCTGTTCCCCAACCTAAATCGGCAACATTAAATCCTTCAATAAGTTGATTTAAAATAAATATTTCTGATGAACCTACTGAATAAGCAGAAGATGAAGTAATGCCAAGATAATTAGTAAAACCTACAGGCGGTGTTACAGAACCAGCATTTTGTTGAATTGTAAATTTACTTGCTTGGCTTGCGTAATAGTTCCATCTATCTAATGTATAAGTGTATGTAGTTGCCACATTAGTAACACTGGCACCAGCATTTCTTTGGTCAATAACCATCGCACCATTGATAATGCGATTTTTCATTAAAGACGCATCACCAGCACCTAGATTAGAGCCAGCTACGCTTGTTCCGATTACATCGGCATTTACTGTTCCGTAAGCCATTATGCTAATTCCTCATCTGTTGGTTTAGCTAGTGTAGGATGATTCCAAGAAGCTATGTAATCGCCTTTGCCGTCTGAATCGTTTTGTAGTGTGATTACAGTTAGGAAATCCTGTTGTGTAAGGCTTGGATATAAAGCCATTATTTTGTCGTATAAAGTCATTATGATGTCCTCACCATTGCCGCTTGGAAAAAAGAACCACTTACTGTAGAACTTGTTAAACCACCAGCACCCATATACACATAACCTTCAACATAATCACTTGTTCCATTTAAAAAAATTAAAGCAGTTACCATTGTTGAATATGTTGAAACTGGTCCAACGCCATTTTTAAATGCAGAACCATTTTTATAAATTATTGTTTGAATATCTGTAGCTATTGATGTCTTTTGTACGCACAAATTAACTTGATAATAACCAGCTACAGTTGGAGTAAAACGATAATTGGTAGCATTATCATAATTTGAATTGGTGTCAAATTCTTCAGTATTAAATTGTACTTTAGTAAAAGTTGCGGCAGAAATACTTTGATTTGTATTAATGTAAGCACTGAACGCTGGCATATTACCTGACACCATTACTGTGCCAGTAGCGGCTGGTAATGTAGCAGTATTTGTTCCTGATACGGCTGGGGCAGATAGCGTAATACTTCCGCTGGTATCGCCTGAAATTACGACTGAGGACATATTATTTTTCCTTTAATTTCGTCTATTTTACAAGATAACCCAGCGTTGTCCAGTTGGAATCGTGACCGCAACACCGCTATTTAAGGTAATAGGGCCAACACTTTCCGCATTTTTACCCGTAGTTAAAGTGTAGTTTGTAGTCACAATTACGCTATTTTCTACAAATACTTGATCTCCACCACCACCAGTTGCACCACCACCTACTTGACCCCAGCCACTTGCTGTGTAACCTTCAAATGTGCCAAATGTATTGTTGTAACGAATCATGCCCGTTGCTGGGCTTGCAGAACGTTGTGCTTGAGTTCCACTAGGAATCTGAATTTGACCTGTTCCACCAAATACAACTACATCAGTAGAACTGATTAAAGCACCTGTAATGGGGGTTTGACCGTCAGAAGCAATAGAACCTGACATAGCTGTAGCTAAGTCTGTCAGCGTAGTATTAGCCCATGTGCTAGATATAGTTGTACCTGTAACTACTGGATTACCAGCAGGTAGGGTATAAGTACCCGATCCGTTTCTACTCATTTGATTGTCCTCTTATAGCGTTTACTGCGTTAACACCGCCTTGTGTAAATAATAATTTAGCTAGGTTTGATTGTTCGGTTGGCAATTGTGCTTCTAATGGTTGTTTTCCAGCCAATTTCATTAAAGCGGCCGCTTTTCTAGGATCAAGCAAAGTTTCAGCCATTTCATTTGTTAACCGTTTATTCATGCTTCCGTAAGCCACATCTTTAACTCTAGCCGCAATATTTCCAGCGGTTTCAGCTAAACCACGCCTTCTAAGCAAATTAGGCAAATTAACTTCTTGCAACATATTGTTATAAGCAAGGTTTTGCATAGTGTTAGAACCTACGCCACGACCAGCTTCATTAGCAAAGTCGGTACGCATCATGTCAGCTTTAATGTTTTCTAATCTAGATATTTGTTGTTTAGACAACAAACCTTCTTTTTTAGCTTTTTCTAACTCATTAGAAAACCTATTAAGCAAAATAGATGAATCTTTATCCCTAGTTGCTTTGTCAGCAATATTAGAAATAGTTTCAAGCTGTTCTACAGGCTTAGACAATCTAGCGTATGTTTCCCTTGCTTTTTTATATTCAGGGCTAACTTTTGGATTTTCAATAAAAGCAAGCAATCTGTTTTTTGCGGCTTTTAAACCATCTAATTCAGCATTTGTAGCACCAGCATTATCTCTTTGAAGTTTTGCTTTTACTGCGTTAATTTCTTGATCTAATGCCATTTTGGTTTCGTGCAAACCTTTTAATGAACCACTAGGATCACCAATGTCATAACCTTTGTTTAAAGCATTTTCTTGGGCTTGGCTCATTGCTCTTTTAATAGCAGGAGTTTGAGCTAAAGAAGTAACTTGCGTTTTCATTCCAGCCGATAATTTAGAAAAGTCCATTGCTTTATCTAAAGCAGGAGTATACAAATCATCGCCTAATTGGGACCTTAAATCTTGATATTTAGCAACTCTAGTAGGTGACGCAATGTTTTCTAAAGCACTAGTACGGGCTACAGTATTTTGTGCTTGGCGTTGTGCCAAAGCGTTTGTGGCTTCAGGCGATGCGTTTAATGCGGCTCTTTGCATAGCGGCAAGACTAGGTACTCCAGCTACTTCTGCTACTGTAGGTTGAACACCTGCAACTAATTGTTGTGGATTTCTAAGGTTAGCAATAGCTTTTTCAGCATCGTTACCTGAAAATTGGCGTAAAGCACGGCCAAGAATAAGATTTCTACCAGCCTGATTAAACGGTTCTAAAGCGGCTTTGCCAGCACCATAAGCTGTGTTAACAACTTTTCCTAATAATGGTGTAGGAGCACCAATAGCCGCCCCTGTACCAGCATTAAACAATTGCTGTCTTAATAAAGCTAAGTCTTTTTTACCAGTTTCTTCAGGGGTCAATATACCTTGCGTTGCACCAATTCCAGCGGCTTGTGCGTAAGGGCTTAATTTAGTAAAACTTGGTATTACACCAATACCTTTAGACATAGCCATTGCAGGAGCAACAACACCAGCTACACGCCCTGTACCATACCAAACAGGGTTTTCTTCAGAATAAACTTGTCCTTGTTCGCCTAATTTTTGAGCAAGTTCACTAGTTCCTAAACGACCACCAGTAAGAATTTGAGCACCAGCAACGGCAGGATCAATAACAGACTTAGTAACACCAGCCAATAATGATTCAGTAGGGCGTGGTTCAGGCAATACATTTGTACGATTAATTCCTTGTGGCCTACCAACAGCCGCACCACCGCCAGTTTCACCAAATTGCGTATTTAAAGGTGCTCCTTCAGGTGACATAACCTGAACAGATCCTTTTGGTTGATACAGTTTTTGTGCTTGTGAAATAACATCCGCTTGAGAAGCACCATCAGGGCCTTCTAGCGTAATTGTTTGTCCATCAGGGGCTTGTACGGTGTATTGAGCCATAGTTTTATTTTGTAGGAGTGACGCTAATAATGTTCCAACTACCAGTATTTACTTGTGGAACTTCAAATTGTTGTCCAACATTAACTTTTGTTTTAGGTTGTTTAGGTGGCGTTGTTTGTATTTTTAAATCAGCATAAGGATCATAAATAATATTTTCAGGATCAATTTTGTATTTTGATGCAATATTAGAGTAGTAATCTTTTTGAGTATTAAATTGTTGTTGTTGGCTTTTAACCAAATCACCAGCAGATTGAATAAACTCAGTTCTTTGTCTATTACCTAAACGCTGACCATTTATTGTTTTATTGTATTGTGCTTTGATAGTTTCAGGTACGCCACGGGCATTTTCAGCAGTTGCATACTCGCCTTCTTTAACAGCAGAGCCAGGATCAAGAATTTTCATATAACCGTAAATTAATGACAAATCTCCAGCCGCAGTTTCGGGAGCAGATTCAATCTTACGATAGGCTTGACTGGTTGCAATATGTGGTTGTGCTTGAGCAAAAAATGAACTACGCAAACCTGATTCTTGTGGATTTACTTTTTCTTCACCAGTTAACGGTGCAGTAAATACAACTTTACCGCTAGAAGTAACCAAATTTTTTCCAACAGAATGTAATTTTTCACCACCTTTAGCAACAATTTGAACCGTACCATCAGGCATTTCTTTATAGCGTATAGCACCTTCTGAAAGATCAAATTCTTTAGGTGGAGCAAATGCTTGTGTTATAGCTTGTTGTCTTGCCCAAGCAGGTAAACGGGTATCCGTTGCGGCATTTATATGAGCCATTTTTGCGTTTGGTGGTACAGCGGCAACAGGAGCAACTTGTTTGTATGCAGGGTTTAAAGTCATATCAGGGCCATACATATCAGCAGTTGTTTGCTTTGTAATTTGACCTTGAGGATTATAAATTCCACCTTCTACAGCAGGTTTTCCTTGAAGATTTTGTAAATAATCAGCTAATCCAACATTTTCGCCTTCACGAATAGCTTTAGCTAAATCAATTTGTGCTTGATCACCTTTTTCAATAGCTCTTTGACCAAAATAAACATTGGCTAAATTAGCAAGATTTTGTGTAATAGATGGGGCAACATAATGTCCACTAATCATTTGACCTTGTGGCTGTTCCATGCCTTTTTGCATAAGCATTTCAGCCATTTTTTGTTGGCGTAAAATCTGTTGCTGTTGCAACATCTGTTCGGGGGTAAGCGTTCCAATATCAGCTTGCATAATTAAAACTCCTGTGCCGCTAACATTCTACTTTGTGGAGAATACATATCCGTGCCATATTTCTGTGAAATGTCATATTGGGTAAATGGGTTATATGTGCTTGCACCACCCATTTGTGCATCTTTGGCGTTTTGATCCATTGGTTTTTTTGGATCTTTATCACGCAACATCATTGCCAAAGCAAGTTGATTTACGCCAGCACCGCTTTGCGTTTGACCTGCTTGATTAGCCAATTGATTTTGCTGTGCAAGAGCCGCTTGTTGGTTAGATTGTTGTTGACCAAAGTTTGCAAATACAGGGCTTAATCCGCCAAGATCCTGCATTGGTTGACCTTGAAGAATATATGGGTTCATAGTAATCCGTAATCTACGACTTTATAGCCGTCATTTAAGGTTTTAACTGCGTAAGGGTAAACCTGCTCTACTTCTTGAGCCATGTAACCGTAATGAACGCCTTTGCCAGCTAATTCATGGTCTTTAAACTCAGGCTTATATTCGTATTTGTAAACAGTCAAACCGTTTTCAGCTACACCAATGACTTCAATGTTTTCTTTAGTGCGAATATCGGATATTAAAGCCGCACCGCCAAGACTAAATAAACCTTGTGTCATTTGATTGTTAGCGGCATTTTGAGCATTAGATGCGGCTAAATTGGCGTTGTAACCCATTTGCGTTGCACCCAAAATATCAGGCCCAGCAGTATTAGCTTGTTGAGCAGAATTTACAAAACTAGGGCCTTGTACCTGTGCTCCTGATCTAACAGCGTTTAATGTATTTAATGGCTCGTTACGCAGGTATGCTTGTTCTTGCAGGGCAGATTGACGGGCTTGTTGACCGATGCCAAAACCTTGAGTAGTTGCGGCCGCCAGCAAGTCATTTTCTTTCATGCTTTGAGTTTGCATTGCTCGTTTGTATGCTTCTGAACCTACGGGTATACCCGAATTAGCTAACTGAGTGTTTAATGCTTCACGACTTTGAAGTATTTGGGGCTGAAGTCTTTGCATATAAGCATCTTGATAGCTTTGGCTGGGATTAAAACCAGTTGTCGGCAGTTTGCTGGTATCAAACGGGGTGTCAAGCATATTGTTGACATAACCTAAGCCTTTGCCAGTTAATTTACCAAGACCTAAACTGGCTTGGTTTTGATAATCTAATAATTGTTGTTGTGCAGGAGCAAGAGATTGGGTAGCTGTCCATGTAGGATTGCCATAAGGGTCTTGACCGCTAATGGTGTAATCTAAATTACCGTAAGGTGTAACTTGGTTTACACGGTTTGCGGCTGTGGCGGCTCTTGCCGCATCTAAATTACCTGCCGCAGTTTCTTTTGCCGCACCCGAATAATCAGGTGGTGGTGGGGCACTAGCTGACTTTCCCATATCTTTCTCCTAAAAATCTACATTTGTCTTTTGACATTACAAAAAACAACAAATCTCCAGTAGGAAAAACATCAAGTAATCGTGCTTGTTCCTCAAACCCCAATTTCTTAACAAATTCTACCGACTTGTCGTTACTACTAACTACTGGGGCAATAATTTTATCTACCCCTAATTGTACAAAAGGATAATCAAAAATGGTATGTAAATATTGCTTATTTAGCCCTTTTTCAAGATAAATATGGCAAGTTACCGATTTTTTATTAAAGTCCTCATACCAAACTACCGATTCTATTTCATCTGTTACCCAACCAATTGTGCTTGAATTTTCAGGTGTCCATACCATGTTTAACTTTTGGGCAATAAATGGGCCTAATAAGTCTTTATCAAAACATAGCACTACAGAACTCCACCTTTTTCCATTACATAATCGGTTGATGCCCAATGAAACTCTATTCCTTGCGATGCCACATTCAAGTTAACCGAACCAGCAAAACCTGTTCCAGTCACGCCCTGCCAAAACTTAGTGGTAGTTAAACCACCACCCCAGTTAGCTTGATCCCACTTGGAACTGTCCCAAATACCTGTGTTAGTAATGGAAGGATTAAAAGCTATCTGATTGGTTAATGGTTGTGTGTCAAAATCGGTGCTAATACCGCATAGAACGGTCGGTAAGCCGTTATCGGTCTGTAGGATAGGGCGTACTAGCGTAAAGCGTTTTAACTGCCCCCTGCTATCAAAATACGAATAGGCTTGCTGTGCAGTTGCAACAATATTAGCCCCTGCATCTGAAGTTTGAGCATAAAAATTCCCTACAAATCCGCTAGAACCAAAGTAAATCTTGTTATCGGCTGATACTTCCCAGCAAATAGCGTTAATTCCTGTAAATTTAGCCCATGACTTAGTAATCGTGTGCATTACATATTGATCGTACCCTGTGCCAGTAGGTATGTTTAAAATCAACATATTTTCACTAGCAAAATAGTTAATCTGCCAACCAAACTGGTTGTAATAACTGGTTGCCGCTTGGCTTACAGCGTAATAAATCTTGTCGGTTAGGTTTACACGGGGGTCAAGGCGTGATGATTGCAGGGCGGCAGACATTGGCACTAAACCGTCTTGGGTTAATAACAATAAGTCACCACCATATTTAAAGAAACAGCGTCTTGCAAAAGTTTGACCCATTTGCCATACACCAACTTCACTCCAAGCATTTGCATCACTAGGGTTTGTACCCTTGTAAACCATGACTTCGCCCATACTTGTAACAAAAGCGGATAAATCATCTACGCCATAACCAGCATCTAAAGTCCAAGTACCCATCGCTTGCAAGAATCCGCCTGAACGGGCAATAGCACCTAAATTAAAGTCTAAAGCTGTGCCACCAATGGATTGCACAGGCAAATACCAAAATGTCATGCTGTCTTTTTGAACAAAGAACAGCCTGTTTTGGCACATATTGATGTTAATTAGGGTATTGCTGTTTACCCCTGCAATACCGATTACTGTGTAAATTCCGACTACAGTTGCATTTGCCGCAGGTGCGGTAAGCATTGTGTAGGTAAAGGTGGTCGTTCCAGTTACGGTAATGTAAAAAGTACCGCTGTAATTGGCTTCCGTAGTTCCTGAAACGCTAACCCGATTACCCGTTGCTAAACCATGTGCGGTTGCAGTAGTTACGGTAGCTGTTAGGTTGCCCGAGCCACCTCTTGTAATAGTGCTAATAGCGGCCGCTGTAGTGGTGGTAGCCATCTTGTACCAGCGTGTACCGTCATAAATAATGGCAGGATCAGCACCATTTACAGCTAATAGAAAATGTCCACCAGCAGTCGTAATCATGCAATGCTGAAACCTGCTATTAGTTAAACCAGTTAATACAGAAGAAGCTGTGGCAGATGATGCGTTATAGATAGTGCCGTTAGCAATAGCAAATAGCGTGTTTGTGCCATCTGCATTAGCGTAATTCATTAAGGTTTCTACATTACCTGTAATGCCAATAGAAGCCTTTGAATAGCCTTTTCTTAAGGTTACATCGGTAGGTGTAGGAAAGAAATTAACCAATTGCACCGCATCAAGCGGTTGCATTTCGGCTAACGAATCCCTAGCGTTCCAGCCCCCAATAGGAGCGGCTAGAGAAGCGGTTGTGGCGGTAAACTTCTTAGCGACCGCCATTATTAAGACCCGTAGCCAGTATCAGGGATATTTGCCCAGCCAATCAGCACGGCACTTGGAGCAGGTGCAAATGATAGGGTAGCAGAGCCTTTATCGTTAGCTTTGGCTATTGATAGGTAACGCATATAGTCTTGTTGCAATGCAGTAGTATCAAAAGACTTAATTTGAAAGTATTTGAGTTTAGTCAGCAAAACAATGATTGCGTCATCTAATACGGATGTATCAGTATCAACCGTAAAGCTGTTTTTTACAGCATCAGCGGCACTTCTTACCCAGCCCTTTGAACGGTATTCAAAGCCTAAATATTCTTGGGTGTTATATGGTGGCCATATTTCAAACTTGTTACCCAAGATTCTCCAACGAACTCGTGGGCCTGTTGAAATATAACCTGATTTAAGCCATTGCCATTGTTGTGCGTCTACTGGGCCAAGCATCTGCCAATGGCGGGTTTTGTCCCAAGAAGTATTGTCTGTAATGGTTTCGTAGTCAGCAGGTAGGGGGTAAATAGTTCTACTGAATGTAACTGTACCGCCAACGGATGTTGCTGAAGATTTTTGAGTAGTATTTAGGCTAGTTGCACCAAGAACTGTATCAACATAAGTATCTTGTGGAACGCTTGTTCCCACAATAGAATAGTTGCTATCAAGACCTGCGGTACTAGGAATGTTGGTAAGTAAATAAGATCCACTCGTAGTATCACAGGTAGTAGTTACATAAGTTGTGTAGAAACGATATTCCAACTCCAATGCTTGCCAGTCGTGTTCCTTGATTAAGTCATAACCAGCACGGTTCATTAACGCAAGAATTTGTTGCACATCTTGGTTCGTGTTCCCTGCTACATAAGTAGGCACGGCTAGGTTAAGTTCAGCGGTGACTTGCTGTACCAATTCAAGCATTGTTGCTGACATATTAGGCTTCCTCTGTGGCTTCCGCTTTGCGTTTACGGGGTTTCTTTTCACCAACAGCGGCAAGTATAGTTGCCATTTGTTCCTGCATAATGGCTAACTTCGCATCTGTTTCAGCCTTTATTTTAGCAGTTTCTTCATCTTTTTTGGCAAGTTCTTCTTTCAAAGCGTTAATTTCCGCTTCACGCTTGTCTGTTTCTGCCGCTGTTGTAGCTAGATTTAGAAATGCCTTTGCCTTGTCACGGAACGCATAAGGTGACATTCCTGCCGCCATACCCATACGCTGTAACTGCTGATCTGATGCACTTGCTACCGCTTCTACCGTGTAAAACTTCATAGCACGGAGTTCTTCTGCTTGTGATTTAGATACTAAAGGCCATTCTGTTAATGGTGTCCCCTCATATCCTTCGTCATTTGCACCTAATGAGTTTTGATATTTAGCCCAATGAAGCGGAAAACGCTGTTTATGGCTTTCTAAGGCAAAAGTATCAATTTCGGTTAAGGTATCGCCAGCAACGCAAATATGTACAAAATCAAATTCTTTGTATATTGGTCTGCCAGCTTCAGCGGAAGCATCATCCTGTTTAACTGGTCGCTTGTAAAAGCGTACTTGCAATCGGGAATCTGCATTTTGTTCATCTGATGGTAAAGCCATGTTTAAATCTCCTAAGTAGTTAGGTAAAGTTAAAGAAAAAAGGGGCTATCCTTTTGAGATAACCCCTCGTTTTTACTACATTTTAGCGTTTTAAGCTAATCAAACAGAAGCCTTGCTAAACCAGCCATAATCGCCTGATGCCATTGAAGCACCTGACAAGTATGTACCTGCACCCAAAGTTGCTTGGAATGTAGATGCGTTGATTACACAAGTAGCTGTTGATGTTCCAATTGCTACAGCGGCTTGGGCAAAAACATAACGGAAGCCGTCAGAACCGAACACTTCAGCACCAGTAGGGCCAAATGTAGGAATTGCTGTACCAGCAGAGTTAAGGTTGGTATTAGCCACATTGGACAAATCAATGCCAGCTAAAGGGGTAATGGTATATGCCATGATAAATTTCCTTTTCTAATCAATGGATTAAGTTGTCAAAACACCTTGCAAAAACGCATTTGAACAAGTCAAATTTCCAGCCCAACCATACAACTTCACAATCTTTCTGTTACTTCGGCTTTCGCCTACTGACCATTTTCATGGCGGAGCAACTTCTTCGAATCGCTCTCTAGGACTTCAAACTTCAAGTTATATCCTAGTTCAGACTATCGCTTACTCTTTCGAGCCCATCTCACTTAGTCGTTCACGGTGGCTTTCGCCTTCCGCCCTGTCATCCCCTTCGGGATTTCCAAGTCAATCAGAGTTGGTTTATAGACACCATTAATGCAATGTAGGTTTAGCGTCTTGGTTAATGGATTGGCGTTCTCCACCGATAGGAACGAAATTACGCTCTTTATGTGGACGCAAGAAAATGTAATTTGTGTTTAGCAAATACATATATGTTGCGTTTTCTTGAGCACCGTAACCGCCACCCAAGATCACATCAGCAGACATACCGCCACCGTAGAACTTGAGGGAAGCGAAACCAGCCGCACCTTCTTCTACACCTGCGATACGCTGAATAGCCTGTAAAGACTGAACATAGTATGAGTAGAAAGTGTTACCAGCTACGATTGTGTCAACCTTATCAGTTCCGCGAACAGACTTGATAGCGGCATCAGTCATTTTAGCTTGAATGTTTGCGTAACCAGTTACACCAGTTGTCGCTTGATTCTGCCAAAATGTCCAGTTGGCACGATTTATGCCACCGTACACGCCCGACGTAGGGCTAGTACTAACGGCCGCGGCCAATCCGGTGATGTTTTTTCCCCCGTTACCTGTACCGTCACCATAGATGTCAGTAGAAATACGGTTCAACAAACGAGCTTCAGAAACTTGCATACGGCCGTCTAACAGGTCGATGATCTGTTCCTTAGAACTGTTTTGCAACATTTCTAGACCACTCATTGTCACAGAATCAGCGTACTGCGTAATGCTGAACTGAGCCGCAGAGATAGGGCTATCAGGGGTAATATTCAATACTTCATAACCGCTATACGAGTTAGCATTATTTGTATTTGGATCGTTGTACATAATTTCTTGGCACTGTTGTTACGAACCGATCCAGTTCGGCATAGTCATTTCTGCTATGCTCTTGGACTTAAATTACTTCAAGTTATATCCAAGGTCAGACTATCGCTCCATCCGTTTCGGATGCCCTCTCACTTAGTCGTTCAGGCTGTATTTAAACTTGCCCCTTGTTGTCCCCTTCGGGAGTTCCAAGCCAATCAGAGAAGGTTCTCACATCTACATTCGACTGTAGAGTGACCCCATTTAACTAAGGATTACATTTCCCCCACTAAAAGGCTGTACATTCCCTTTAGCTTGTAAGCGTTGAAGAATCGCATTGTTTTGTGTTAAGTTATCTGCCAATACTCCGCTACGGCTTTGAATGGTAGTAGCGATAATATCGGTGATTGCTGAATTAGCAAATGCCATGATATTTCCTTTATTAGATTAAGTTAAACCCGACCACCTTCAACATCGGCTAAAGAAGCCAACAATAAAGATCGTCTATCCTTTGCATCTGTGTTTTTCACCTGACCGCTAGGAGTAACGGACTTTGGACTAACAGCAGTCGCTTTAGCTTTAGCTACTTGTTGTGCCTTAGATGCTTGTGAACTCGTTGATCTCAGGAGTTTATCCTGCTCCAACTTGAACGCTTCATCATTCATACGCACAGCTTTGGCATAAGCCGATTCTAGGTCTTGGGCTAAACCTCGCTCAAGTAATTGAGCCATATCTTCCCTTACCATATCAAAGTGCGGAAACCGCTCTCTGTCACTACTTACCCGATTGATTTCATTACTCAATCGAGCATTTTCTTCTTGCTCCCGTATCGCTGATAGTTGCTGAACTTGTTGCTGGGTAGCTTGAAGTTGTTGCATTAACTGTTGCTGATACGGATCAACATACGCCTGTTCAGGCATCTGAAGTGCATCTTGGTTTAATTGTATTCCATAATCTTGTGCAAGTCTATTAAACGCAGTTAGCTTTTGCTCGTAAGAACCGTTGGCTAAAGTGTAATGTGCTCTACCTAAATTGTTAATCCAAGCAGAAGGTGAAATACCATGCTTTTGCAATTCAGGAATAAATGGGCCAATAGCGTTAGTTATCTCTCTAGCATTGTCGGCTTCAGCTTTGTAGGTAGATACGCCTTTTTTGTATTCAGCTTCACGCTGGTTGGCATATTCAGCAAACTTAATAAATTCAGCCTTGTCTAATGGCTTGCCTTCCTGCATCTTGTCCCAAACATCCCGATACTCTTTTTTCCAAGTAGTAGGGCGTTTTACTTCGGCTTCTTCATTATCATCACCAGCTTCATTAGCCAGTTCAGATTCTTGATTGGAATTGTCTTGGCTACTGGTTTCTTCGGCATTGCTTTTGAAACGACCTTTTTCGTCACGGTCGTTGCTTTTTTGGCTACTATCGTTGCTTTCTTGGTTTTCGGCTTGGATTGGGTCGTCATTTACTTCAATCTCCTTTTCAATGGGGGCTTCTAATGTACCTTCTTCGGCTTGTTCTAATGCGGCTTCTAGCATTTCTCTGCGGTCTAATTCTTCTGCCATGATTAATTCCTATCTGTAGTTGAGTTTGGAGTAAGCTATTTCCGCAATTTGTTGCTTGCGTTCTTGCTGTTCTTTTCTTGAAAATTCATGCACTTTTTGCTGTAATGGAACATCATTACCCAACTCAACACAATTGTTGCGTTTTAAATTTTCACGGTGCTTTGAACGGCTGGATACCCAAGTACCATCAGCCATGCTTATATGACCGTTGATGTCAGGAAGTACCATTGGGGCTTCTTTAGGTGTCATATCTAACTTGGCTTGCCATGCTTTATCGGCTTCTTCGCCTTCAAACGGCAAATTCCAATACGCTAAGTACTTTTCACGGTCATTATATTGCGTTGCATCATATTCTTCGTGGTCAACCTTACAATGTATGCAAGTTACCGTCTTTTTTACTAAAGCCATTACATTCTCCTTATCAGTTCAGGCAGTTGGTCGTATTCTTCGGGTCTGAGTAGGCAAATGCTGTCATACCAACGGGCATTTTTCCATCGCCAGCAAACAAATTCTTCTTTTGGTAGCAAAACAATACATTTCACGCCCAAAGCACCAGCAAGGTGAGCCGTTCCTGTGTCAACGGTCACGATTCCCTTCATGGCTTTCATGTGGCTGGCTGTTTGTACCCAGTTTTTCTTCCATCCATCATTAGGAAGTGGGTGAAATAGGCCATCAGAGTTAGGATTGAGCGAATATGCGTCATCTCCAACCAGTTCAGCCATGTGTTGATGGGCAATAGACTTGATGTAATACAGAGTTTGTTTGGATGCTTCCCAATTTACCCCTATTTTGGGTGGAATATTGCTAGGCAGGGCGTGTAGATAGCCTTCTGAACCCACAATCTTGTTCCGTGTAACGGGAAATAGCGATTTAACAAGGGGGTGCATCAAAGAAATATAGTACGGGAGTGACATTGAGCCAATCCAATAGTCAGATTCGTTGGCAATACCCTCTAATCCATTGCTAAACACATCTACAGCGTGTATTTGACCTAATAGGTGGTGCAATGTACCTTCTTGCAGGACAACGACCCTAGATGCCCCCAATGCTTTCAAAGCTGGCAAAAATCGGGCAAACATAATGATGTCACCAAATCCCTGTTCCATTTGTACGGTGATGGATTTACCTATCAGCGGCTCACCTCTCCATACAGGCATTTTTAAAGCAGGTGCGTAAGGTTGGGCTTGTTTGGCAATAATGTCAGGATGCCAGCGGTATTCAAATCCTCTAAATCCAGCTTCATACCTTCCAGCGTGTAAATGCTCGTAAGCTAACTTGTATTGTGCGTCAGCGTCTAATGTAGAAGTATTAATACGGATTCCTCATCGTCTAGTTCCTCTAGGCGTTTGGCTTCCATATACATCAATTGCTCTTGAATAAGAGTTTGTTGTTTTCTGTAAGCTACTGCCGCAAGGATGTTATCCCGTTGTCTTTCGAGGTAGCTTATAGACCGTTGTAAATCTTCTGTTTCAGCTAACGGTATATCAGCCTTAACCTCTTGTTTTGATTGTACTTTAGATTGCTTAACTTTTGCAACAGGCGATACTAGATCACGAATGGATTGTTTACGACTAGCATTAGCATCTTTAATAGCTTGCTCTAGCTTGCGTTGACGCTCTGCAATCTTTTTGCCTAATCGTTGTGCTCGTAACCATTCTTCTTTGGTAAAGCCATCGCCACCAATTTGCCCTGTTGGGGTCGGTGCTACATAGACCTGAAAGGCATTGTTTTGAAACGCATTAGCTTGAAAAGCCGTTGAAAACATTACAAAACTACCCAGCGTGACCCACTAGAAACTGTCACAGCTTGACCTGAAGCTACGGTCATTGGCCCTGCACTCATGGCACTTGAGCCGCTAGGGATTGTATAGCTTGCCGATACAGTATTGCTATTTACGACTATGCCGTTAGTAGCTTGAATGACTGTACCCTTGACGCTATTTGGGGAAGTTCCACCGATAGCAGGGGGGCTAGATAAATCTAATGTGCCGCCAAGTGTCAGGTTGCCAGTAGAAGTAACCGTACCGCTAAGACTAATTCCTGAAACTGTACCTGTACCGCTTACGCTGGTAACCGTGCCTGAACCCTTGTTATTAAAGGTTGTCCAATCGGTGCTAGTCAGATAGCCGTTTACTGAACCTGTAGCGGCTGCCATACTAATTGCTGGGGTTGCACCGCCTGAAGATACAACGGGAGCAGTACCCGTTACAGAAGTAACTGTTCCGCTACCTTTGCTATTAAAGGTGTTCCAATCTGTAGAAGTTAGATAACCGCTTACAGAAGTGGTGGCCGCTGGCATTGCAATGGTAGGTGTTGTACCGCCTGAACTGGTAACAGGGCTGGTTGCCGCTACGGATGTTACATAAGTTCCAGCAGGTTGTTTGCCATTAAATGTAGTCCAATCAGCACTTGTAAGGTAGCCATTTACGCTACTTGTGGCGGCTGGCATTGATATAGCAGGAGTATTGCCACCGCTGGAAACTACTGGACTTGTACCAGTTACACTAGTAACCGTACCACCGCTAGATGGACTTGTGTTGGTAATCGTAAAATTAGGGTATGTACCGCTAGTAGAAATACCTGTACCAGCAGTCAAGACTACAGTTTGGTCAGGAGCAGTATTGGTAATGTTTAAAGTACCGCTACTGGTAATAGGGCTTCCAGTTACGCTAATTCCTGTACCTGCTGTTGCCGCTACGCTTGTAACCGTTCCTACGCTGATTGAGCCACCAAGACTTGTGCTAGTGCCGTTGATGGTAATAGCTGAATTGGCTAATTGTGCGTTAGTTACTGTGCCCGATAAGTCAGTTGTAGGGATTGTAGAAGCGGCAGTTAAAGCACTTGTTCCGCTACCTTTCACATATCCAGTTAAAGTTGTAGCCCCAGTACCGCCCCTGTTTACTGCAACAGTATTGCCATTCCAAGTAGTTGAAGTAATTGAGCCAGCATAATCAAATGTATTGGTAGACCAACTTACATTAGCTGGAGCATAATCATGCCTATCCCAAGAACCAGCCGCAGTTGCATTAGATAACAAATTAACCCGAACAAGACCACCGCTAGGTACAGAAACAATTAGCGTGTTGGAATTGTTATTAACAGTAATTGCACCGCTACTTTGGTTGTTATCAAATTCAAATATTTCGCCATTTACTAAAGTGGTTGCATCGGGCAATTTAATTGTTTGACCGCCTGAACCAGTAATAGTGTATCTGCGTACAGAAGCCGCAGTTGATACTATTTGTGTTCCTGAAGCGGCAGTATTGGTATATCCATCATTAAAAGCATTAGCATTTATGTTTACATTAGCATCACGCAAAACAACGCTGTTTGCACCACTTGAAGCTGTAACTCCAGTACCACCGTTTGCTACAGGTAAAGCCGTGCCTGAATAAGTTAAAGCCAATGTT